GATTGTCTTGTAAATGTAATTTTATCAGAACTTCCATTAAACGATGTCGAACCTTCTGATGGGAATGCAAGTGTGTCTGACCTATTTGATTTGAAGTCTAAATAGAGTTTTAGATTGTCTTTTATATAGGACAAACCAGCGGATCTAATTCCGCTAATTGCATTGCTTATTCCTATAAACATTTAGTATAAAAAGACAATATCACCAGCATCTACTGCGGATGATCCGCCAGAGTCTGATGCTACTTTGGTTGGGCGTATTGGTAAGATAGAACCTTCTATTACATTGCTAAACAAAACCCAGGAACCACTTAGGTAAAAATAGTAATTATCTCCTACTCCTACATATACGGCTTTTGGTTTTGCTTGTGCTGATGTGGTAGAAACGCTAACTGCCTTATCGACAGATCCAAGTCCTCTAACTACGGCTATTGCTGATCCACTCATGTGTGTATATCCTTATAACTGTAGGGCTTGATATATTGTTAATACGGTGTATTAACGTGCTTAGTATAGCAACAGACTAAATGAATATCAATAGACTACTGACTAAATGTTGGTTCTGCGGTTACTCGCTTTGGTTTCTTTTTTTCTTTCTTTTTTGGTTTAAAACCAATGGTTTCTCTTATTGGATTCACAGCTTCACCTTTAACAACTTTAATAGCACCAAGAACAGATCTTTTTACACCAGCATATGGAAGTCCTAATATTCGTGACATTGCAATAATTATATCATTTGTCATTGCAATTACTTGCTTACTATCTAATTCTTTTTTACCTAACTGTATTTGTCTTATTCTGGATGCTAATCTTGCCATATCATTAAATGGTTCCAGGATAGATACTTCTCCAGCACTACCGTAATTCTTACCACCAAGCCTCTCTATAATTGTTGCATATGCCTGTCCAAAAAACATAATACCAGCAAATGGAAATAATATTAGTGAGGTTATATGATCTTCCTCATCATACTCAAAACCATTTGAAATAAATGTAAACAATGTGGGTAGTACAAATTGAGCTACAAATATTCTTCTAAGATTTTCTATTTTAGATCCTCGGCCATGATAAAGGTTTCTATAGCCACCAATTGCCATTCTATAATACTGGTTTGGAGAAGTCATAAACATTGTAAATAGTTTTGCATAGGTGCCAGATCTTTGTACATCAGCAAGATCTTCTATTTCACTTGACTGCTGAGCCCGAAGCGTACTTGCTTCAAATTTTTTCATTGCAATCTTTTTAGCTTCTTTGTCTGTTGCACCGTTCTTTTTTGCTTGTTTGTATTCGTATTTATATAGTGGCCATCCACCTAAATATATAGCTGTTTTATCACCTAATTTTGTAAGTAAGTATGCTATGTTATTTAACATATCTGTACCAGTAAATACATTACCAGGCTTCACCGATCTCATTGCAAGAGCAATATCTCGCTCCATACCAACTTCATATCTCATATCTAATAATTTAGATTCAGATAATGTTTTTAACATCTTTCTTACTTCTATAGGATTTGATAGTAATGTAAACTGAGCTAACCAGTGACTCATTGGCATATCACTTGCATACGCTGGTATAGATCCAAGCTGTTTTAAAAATACAACAGGATTTAATCCGATAGCACTCCTGGAAAAGTTTGCACGTAAATAATCAATACCTTCAACGCTATTACTTTTATCAATACCGCCTCTTGCAATATCATCCATAAATTTATTTAATACTCTTGATATTGGCTTACCATGAAATTGTTGTATTGATCTGCTGATATCTCTGGACATAAATACAGATCTCAATTCTCTTAACACATCTGTATAAGCAATAAAATGTTCCATCTCAGCTATATGGCTTAATAATACTCTATCTCCATCTACCCAATCTAATTCTTCTTGAGATCCTACTCTGCTTTTCATACTTCCGTTTTGCACTGATCCAAACGGTGTTTTCTTTTTATCTAATGTTGGATCTGCGGTGTCTGATTGGGCACCTATTAATCTTTTAATTGGTGAGTACATTGGATTAAATGGAAGGTTAACAAAGAACCTACGCCTAAATGTCTCATTAACACGCTGATAATACATTGGATAAAATTCATATAACTGCCACTCAGCCCAGGCTAATACTTCTTTCGGCAGTTGTTGCTCTATTTGGTTAATAACTTTATTAACATCGTAACCCATCTTTACAAATGTTTTATGCAGTGTTGGATCTTTTAATTCCATCCATTTTTTATAGGCTTGGTTATATGTAAGTGTGCTTTCTACAATATCTCCTTTAATACCTTCTGGACTGATCTTGTCGTGATGAGTAATGGTAACAGTCTTTTCAATATTCTCATTTAACTTTCTTCGTAGCTTACCACCTTTAAGACCATAGATCTCTTCCAATTTGTTTTTCATCATTGTGATCATTTCAGTGGTACCACCGTACTCAGCAAGTCTTGCCTGGCGTATTTGTGGCATAAAATAGTTATTCATAAAAGACTGCAATGGTCTTGAGGTCTTATCTAATTTAGACAGCTTATCAAATACATATTCAAGTGACTGACTCATATTATCAAACTGGCTTAACATATTTCTAAATTGTGACCAATCTTTTGGTTTTAATCCAAGAGCTTGTTCACCTTGCTTTGTTTGTGCCCCAGCACCACCAGTAATAACATCTAATATTTCTGCACGTACAGAAGCCATTCTTTCCTTGTAGGCTTGAGTTTCTTCTATAATTTGCATTCTACCCTGGGTAACTAAAATATCAAAATCTTGTGTAGCGTTTGCAATTTGTTCTGGGGTTTTACTTTTAATAGATCCGTAAGTCATTAAGTTATGCATTTGCATTGATTGCAGATCTGTTGGTTGACCATCTGTACTTTTATCAATAACATCTAATAATGTTTCTAATTGGCTTTCTACTTCTGCTTCAGATAATTTATATACAGATTTAATGTCATTTACAATTTCCTGGACATCTGCACCTACTTGACCTTTTGGTATACCACCTACTTTTTTAACAACAGCTTTCTTTTTAATGGTTTTATTCCATTTAGCTAATGCACCTCGCTTAGATACTTTATCAATTACACGGTCTATACGCTCCATAGCGGTGCCTAATTCACGAAAACGCTTGGCATCACGTACCTTTGCTAAAATGCCTGTTACTTCGGACTTTTGATATAATCCCTTTGGTAAGTTTTCCCTGGCATAGTTTGTAACAATCTTCTGTAGCTTGGTGATCTCTTTTTCTTTTTCAGTAGCTCCTAATCTATATGCTCTTTTAATACGGCTTTTGATCTCACTCTTTTTTATTTCACGTTCCTGGAGCTTTTTTAATTCTTTTTCAATCGGAGTTGGATCAGTGGTATCTATTTGCTTCATACGAATAATACCAAACATATCCATTGCTGATTTGATCATGTCCTCATCGTAGCCTAATCTGGCCAGATCTTGCTCCCAATCTTTTTTAGTATAGCTTTTCTTATTACCTTTTTGTTCCTGGTAAACTTTTGCTAATGGAGTAACAATGTTTTTAGGAGATAATCTAAAAGAGATACGTGGATCATTTGGATTAAATGTACCCTTATTAAATACTGATTTTATTTGAGTAGAATCAAAAACTACAATTGATGATGGGTTTTCATCTCCATATTCTTCTAATTTTACTCCATCATATCCAGACTTTATTAAATAATCTTTAACATCCCCATATGGGTAATCAAATATTTCCCAACTTAAATCACTATCTGGTTCAAAATCTGGGTTTGTCCTCGGATTTAAAGTCGAACTTGAATTAATATCATCTAATTGATCAGACCATCCACCAGCATCATTAAATACTTTTACTGCCATTTTAAATTCACTACTGTTACGATTAGTTAAATCTGCAAGTTTATTAATTTTTAAATACACTGGAATAATCGACCTTCCAAAATCTTTAGCAAAATCAGCCCTTTCCGTAAAATAAATTCCACCACTTCTACCAGGTTTAAATGTATTAAAGGCTTTATCAGTACCATGATAAACCACTAATGGCTTACCTTGCTCATCTACTACTTTAGATCCTTTAAACCATTTCTTAAAAGACGATGATTCTAATACCTCATCTGTAGATGACATCTTACTAAGTCTGAATGTAGGTTGTCCTTTTAATGCGGACTCTTTCATCTTGCGAGTAATTTTAATAGAAGGTTGAGCATTATCAGTTATTACATTTTTATATTTAGATCTAAGTTCTTGTATTTGACTATCTAATTTTTCTTTTTCAGTATCTAAATTGTCAATAACTGATTGTGGCGTGGGTTCTTTAAGAGCATCAAATATTTTATCTACTATGAATTGTTTTTGAAAACTTAATTGTTTTATTCGCTCTACAATATCTTTTGGTATTGTTCCTTTTTCCGTTGGCATATTTACCTGGTCAACCTTTGCACCAAACTTCTTACCCATTTTGTTTAGGATCTTACTTATTGCAAAGTCATATACAACTTTAAAACCTTGACCACCAATTGTAAGATCATCACCTTCTATGATCCCAGTACGCTTTTTATCATTGCGGATCTGGGTAGCCATTTGCTTACCTAATAATCCTTCTAAGGTAACTCTTTGACCGTTAATAGTTGTTTCGCCTTCTATTGGTATAGTACGATTAAATACGTTCTCGTTCTTTTTTAAACCGTTAATAATGACATTGTTATAAACAAATTTATCTGTAGAAGCATAATAAACATCACTATTGTGTTTCTGCCATTGTATCTGATCTACATTTTGTCTTAGATCGTTTTTCCATCTATCTATCTGTTGGTTGGATGTAGTCCAGGCAATGCGATCAAAGTTATTATCACTGGCGTGGCGTAGCATTCTTTTCATTATAAGTTCTATCCAGCCGTTACCTTTAAATGGAGCGTTGGGAACTTTGTTTGCATTTAAATTTTCTAAAGCATCTTTAATAGCACTTTTTTCTGTTGTAAACACACCACCCGCACTACCACCAGATGGATTTATAACTCGATATCTATTACCACCAGAATAACTATCAAGATTCTTATGACTATCAAGAGCTTGTTCTAAAATTTTATAGTCTCCACTGGCTGTCCATTTTTTTACAGTATAACCTTCTGGTAATTCTGTTAAGTTTTCCTTATACCCTTTTTCTCGGCCTTCTTTGTGCCAATCGGACTGAAGCTCTTCTATGAATAAAATACGCTCACCAGTAGGTGATATGCGGGTATTAAAGCGTACATGAGCTAAGATATTTAATTCTTTATAATGACTTGAACGAAATGGATCTTGAATTTTAGGGTTGTAAGCATTGTCTTGAATTTGTAATAATCTATTATATTCAATATTTTCTTTAGCAGTAAGGGTAAAACCAGATTCTTCTCTATCCTCTAAATCTCTGAATAATCTCCACTCATCATCAGTCATTTCTTTTTGTTTTTTTTCTGGCAATGTCAACAATAATTCACGATAATCTTCTTTTTCTCCAGGAAGCTGATAAGACTCATATTCAGTGTCTTTTTTCTCTCTCATCTCAGCTTCTTTAGATTCTAATTCATTAATTTCTTTTTCTAACTTATGTAAACGCTTAAACCGATTTTCATACCATAATTTATCTACCAATTCATCGTATATCTTGTAACCATCTTTATTAAAACGCCCAATAGGATTCAATTTTCCATCTTGTAATCTTTCTGTAATTTCTGTAAATGCTCCTTCTCCTGTTATAACTACTTGTCCAACTTTAAATTTACCACGAATTTCATCTGGATAACCTTCAATTTTTACTACAATTGTTTCACTTTCAAACCAGCCTAATTGTTGTGATCGTTTGTAATATAATTTATTAAGTTGCTTTTTAGCCTTTGGATCTTCTTTATATTGACCAAACACAACATCCTGGACATCAATCTTATTTGCCTGGATCCATTCCTGGAGTTCTTCTTTGGTAATCTTCAGCTTACCTTTTAATAAAGATTCCAGATCTAACCATTCTATTTCTTCTGGTTTGACCTGGTTCTTTTTAAGGAAGTTCTCAACAGATTGAGACTTCATCGTGGGAGGAAATTTATCTGTAACTACTCGTTCTGCTTTAGAGTAGAAAGTTGGTGCTATGCGATAGGAAGGTTTTGGTTTAGCTTTTAGCTGTTTTTGGAGCTTGTCTCTATCGGCTTTTCGGCTGTAGAAATCTGGTAAGAACTTATTGAACGTCTTTGGGAGACTTTTGTTGGTCTTACTTTGGTAGTCTTGGACAATTTTAATAAATCTTTCACGAGCTTTCTCTCGGCTGGATTCATCTGTGATAAATCTAAATTGTCCATTTTCTTCTGAATAGTTTTCATAATTATACTTTTCCGCTATTGCGTGTATGAAGTTAACATCAATATCTCCAAAGTTCCACAATAAAATATCTTGCTTATTTCCCCTGGATCGTATTGTTTTATTTTGTACACCTAATTTTGTTAATGCACCTTTTAAATCTTTAAGATCTGTTTTTGGTATTGTTATTTTTAATAAAGAATCTTTTCCATCTGGATCACCAATAAATGTTGTAACATCAATTTGATCAAACATTAATCCAGTTAACGCTCCACGATATTCTAATAGCTCTGGATCTTGTTTCCCAAAAAATCTGGTAACCATTGATGGCTCGTCACCGTATTCTTCTGTAAAACCTACAGAGCTTCTGGTAGCTGTACCTAATTCTAATTCTTCATCTAACTGAGATGCAAACTGCCTGGCTTTAAATTGTCTTTCCCCCTCACTGCGATCAACAGCTTCTTCTGGTGTTATAGTCTCAGTTTCTCGGCTAAAAAATTGATAGTCGGGGTTAGGTGTGCCTGTAAAAACATCTTGCCCTATTTCAGCCATTTCCATTAATTGCTTTGAAACATTACTTTCATCTGCTGTCATCATAAAATTTGTTTGCGTAACCATCATCCCCCAGTTCTTTTTTCTCATATCTGTATCGGGAAGATCTGCTATTAAATCATCAATTGGTATTGGCTCTTTTAATTCTACTAATGTATCAAATATTTGTTCTGCTGGATATACATCGTGTTTTTCAAAACGATCTTTACCAGTACGAATTTCTTTTAATGTACCTACATAAATAATTTTACGTCTTAACTGTGGTGAATCTGGCTCTGCGTTATCTCTTGCAATTTCAGTAAGATTAATTTTTTCTTTTTTATCTTTCTTTGCTTTGTTTTTATTTGCTTCTTGTATCTCTTTATTTACAATACCAGATATAACTTGAACATTGTTATTATTTTCTTTTAATAGTTTATTTAATCTGCGTTTACCAATCACCTTAGTAAGTTTTTCTTTTACTCTGTTTTGAAATGATGGATTGGCAACCTGGCTACCTTTAATATCATCGTATGCAATAACAGCAACAGTGTTAAAACCTTCTTTGCCGTTTTTAACTAATTTCGTTGCCCCCGCTTTAGATAATTGAAATCCTTGAAAGTTTTCAGTATACCTAAGTCCAAATGGATTTAACTTACCATCAAGATCCCTGGCTACCATATCCGCACCAATAACAAACACACCTACAGGATCAACTTTACCTACCTCACTAATACGGTATGTAACACCACCATCTGGAGTTGCCTTACGACCTTCTATCTTAGCTACTTGCTTTATTTTCTTAGCTTGATCAACCTTTTTTCCTACAGTTTTAAAGTCTGTAGCCTCTTTAAGTTTAGAAACTAAGGATTCTGGTACTTTACCTTCTTTTATTGCTCTTCTAAGTTTTATTGCATCCTTAAGAATTTGTTTAGACGTATCAATAAATCTTTTAAAGATGTCTCTGAGTTTGGCTCCGATTGATTCGTGGACTTTGCCTTGTGTTGCAAAATGTACCGCCTTTGTTGAGAACCATTCAATGTTAGACTCTCCTGTATCTTGCTCTCCTGTTGACTCATGGTATGCCTTTCTTTCTTGCTCGATTTCATTATCGAAGTTAGAATTATTTTGCTGTTCTGCCTTATAATATTCTTCAGCCATTTCTTCCTGTACAGCAACATACTCCTGTGCCATACGTTCTGGAGTACCAGCGGTTGATATTTTAATTGATCCACCAAATGATGTACCAGTAAGATCGATTTGACTTGGATCTGAATTTTCATCCAGACCATGTTCTTTTAATACTTGTTTTGTTTCAGATTCAGTCCATCCTTGCTCTTCTGCTTCATCTGCTAATGTGCGATCTAAAAATTCTCTTTCTACTTTTATATTAGTGGATTCTTCAATTTTATTAATTAAAGCTCCTGTAAAATCTGTTCCTTCAAACTGTTGCTCTTTTACATTTAATCTGGCATTGGCTTCTCTGATTTCTTTTTCAGTCTCTGGAAATTTATCCATGTCCAGATTTCTACGTACAACTTCTTTTCCTAAATCAGATCCAATTTCAAATTTACCATCTTCACCAATACCAACTTCCATGCGTTCTTCTGGTGTTAGTGAACTGGCAAAGTCTGTTATTTCTTGATCAGATAGATCTCTTAATTGACCACTTTCAAGAGATTCTAATACTTTTCCTTTTGACTTTTCTATTCTTTTACGTTGATTACGTACTTGAACTGCTGTTGGAGCAGATAAAGCACCGCCAGATCCCGCACCTACAATATAGCTATCTACAGCACCTTCAAAAAGCTCACGGTCTGGATCTTCGCCTGTAAGCTGTGCGTTTAAATTTTGAACAACTGTTGTAGCAAATTCTTCCCAACCTTCTTGATTTGCAGATTTAAGCATAATATATCTACTTGCTTTATCTTGAAATGTATTTTTAATTGTTTCTTTTAATACTTCATTGCCTTTTTTACGACCTAATGTTTGTGTCAAATCGCCAGATATTCTTTTTAATTGTCTACCAATACCAGCAGATCCGACAGCCTCAAAGCCACCTTCTGCAAGTCCATCTATTAAACTATTTAATATTCTTCTTTCATCGGAAAATTCTGGCATTTCCTCAATAAGAGTTGCACTTTTACCGCCACCAGTGACGGTAGCAACTACTGGTAAAATAACTTTAGCTGGAATACCATATGCACCCCCAGCTATAATAGAGGCTGTATACGGCAACGACTTTACAATAGAAGATGCTGTAAGTCCTAAAGCATCAACTACATTTCCCTGTCTTATATAGTCTGTTATACCTTGATCGTATCTTGTGTTTTCTTCTTCAAAATGTGTAGCTACATCATTAAAATATCTCGTTACAGGATTATTGGTTAATGCTTTTGAAGCTGGAGTTGGATCTAAAAATTCTAATCCTGTTGCCTCAGAAAGCATTTTACGTGGAAGTGTTTTTAATTCATATATAAATCCAGGAGCTGAAGCAATACTTGCTAAAAGATCAGCAGTTCCACTTGCTAAATCATTTACCAATGCTTCTGAAAATGGCTGTCTTTTTTCTTGTTGATTTTTAATTGGTGAAATGTCTTTTTGTTTTAGATCACCACGATCAAAATATCCAACATTGTAGGCTTTATCTAAGACAGAACGCTGAACTTCTACTGGTTCATTTTCTATTTGTTTTTCTACTTTATTTAAACCACTTAATACTTTATCTGGTTCTTCAGAATTTATAATTGCTTCTTGGCGTTTACGTTCAAGATCCAGATCTTGCTGTGCTTGTTCTATAATGTCATCCAACGAATTTCTTCGTGGATCTTGCAATCTTATATCACTCATTATTTAGCGTATAGCTCTTCTATTAATAAAGGAATACTTTTACCATATTTTTTTGAGAGTTCTGCTACTGCTCTTTTCATTGCTATTTTCGTTGAAGATCTACCATCGCCTGTAGCTGTAAACTCTGGAGTTTCTTCTCTATATTTTTTAACCAAAGTCTCAAATTCATTTTTAATTCTTCTAATTTCTGGAGTTCTGGATCCATACCTTTGAGCCATATCTGCCATTGATAAGCTATCTGAGTACGCTTCCATTTGTTCTTTAAATATTTTATTGTTTTCTCTGGGAAGGTATTTTATTTTATCAACTTTGTTGTCACCATCATCTTCTGTTATAACTTTTTCTTTAAATGCAAGATCACGATATTCCTTAATCTTTTTACCAAAACGCAACATATCTTCCTGTGGAGATCTTTTTTTCTTTGCATCTGCTAAATCTTTTTTTGATTTAAGTTCTTCTGTTTCTTTTTTTCTTTCCTGTGTGGCTTTATATCCAGGAGATGCTTTATATAACTCTTCTTTATAAGTACGCTTTGCTTTTAAAGTATCTGATGCTTTTTTCTCTTTACCACTTTCAATATTTTCTAAAAGAGATTTTCTCCAATCTGTCATACTATACTCCTATAAGTTTGCTAAGAAAGCAAATAAGTTATTAATTTGTTCATCAGTTAAAGGATTGCTACCAGTCTTTAATTGTTTTCTAAAAGACTTAGCATCTATATCGCCACTTTGCAATGCTTCAAAAGCTCTTGTAACTCCACTTACATCTTTAATATTAGATTTTTGTGTATATTCTTCAATTGCCTGTTTTCTTTCAATTGGCATAGCTCCAGCTTTTGCTCCATACCTTGTATATCTGCCTTGATCATCACCAGGAGCATTAATTTTTTGTATATTATCTGCACCGTATTTCGTAGCCATATCCATATAACTTTGTCTGGTATCAGCTTGATTTTGAGCTTCAGCCCCCACAAGACCACCAGCCGTATCAAGACCACCAGTAATTAAGCCAGTCCACGCTTGTCTACGCTGTAATTTATCTTGGTCTAATCCTTTGGCATATTGCATCTTTGCATTTGACTTTGCTCTTTCTTCATCAACGTAGATCCCTTTTGCTGTATCAGATACTGTTCTTCTTACATCTGCTTCAGCTTCTCTAAGACCACGCCTTGCTGATACGCTACCTTGTATTCCTCGGTTGATTAAACCGCCCATGTATCTATTTGCAGTAACATCTGCCTGTCTACCAGCAACATTGCCAACTCTATTTAAAATAGTCTTTTCTGCTCCAGGACTTAAATTACCATGCTTTTTGGCGTAGCTTAATTGCCTTCCATATGCACTTTTACCAAACTTTGGTTGCATAAGACGAGATCCAGTCTTAATACCTTGACTGGCTCCTTTTATTAATAATGCTAAAGTTGCTGGATCCATGATTTACTCCATTTCAATTTGTAATCTTTCTAAGGTTAATGCGTTTGTGCTACTTACTGTAGCAATCTCCACTTCAAATTTCTTTGCATAGCGTTTGATTGGAAATCTATTGATACCGCCATCTGCGGTAATTGTTTTTGTAAAGGATGCTGATGTAGCACCATCTAAATAAATATTGTAGGTTAGATTGTCACTGCCTGTAAATTGTACGGTGCCGTATCTAAGTAGTCTTTTACGGTGCAAATCGAGGGGAAAACGCTTACTTTTCCACTTAGCCACACTTGCATTCGCTGTGTCAAATTTGATGATCTTATTGCTTGTTTTATCATAATCAAGCGGTGTACCATTTTCATCATACGCTAAGATATCTAACAACCCTGTACCCATATCAATTTTACGCCAGGACTCACGCACATAATTGTACGCCCATACACGCTGATCAGATCCTTCCATCCACTTGTAAATAATTTCTTGTCTACTTGGATCATAAATACCTTTAATTGCTGTTTTATCTGTAGCAAGTAAGTATTGATCGTCTATTTTATCGGATACTTTATCCATTACCGATGGTGTTGCTGTTGAACTTGCAACCATGTTACTGGCTATTCTGTAAATACCATCGTGATAAACAAAGTATATACTATCATGCACTTCCACTACACCTTCTGGTGCAATGTTACCAATATTGTGTTTTGACTCAACAATAGACCAGGATGAAGGATTAACTGGATCAGATATATTTAAAATAAAAATAGCTTGTGGTTTAAAAATAACCAATCTACCAAAGATCTCTGCAAGTCCTGTTATTGCTCCACCTTCACGATCATCCAATTGAATTACATTGCTCACTGGTCTGGTATCAAATTGATTGACCTCGCTATATGCTATCCAGTCATTACGCTCTTCATTCTCATCACCAATATCTAAAAATATATTCCCTAAAAACAATCTGCTTTTTATCATCTTTGCATAACGGCCATTTACCCTGGTAGAGACAACTGACTCTCCCCAATGTTCTCCTAATGAGGTTAACCCATCATCTGTTATCTTAATTGTATAATTCTGAGCTGATGTATTATTAATATTGATCGTACCACCTAATTGAGCATTATCGTCACCATTCCCAGCGGGTAAATTCTTATTTGCTTTAAAATGAAAAAATCCAGCGTGTTCATTAAATGAGTTCACATCTTCAATTTTAAACAATCCATTTTCGTCTGTTTCAATATATTTACCAGCAAGTCCTGTTGTGGTAATACTGTGACTACTTGAGTCTCTCCAGGAAGAAAAATCTAAATTTTCCTCACTGCTATCTGGTGATGCCGATGGGATCATTACACCCGCTTTGTGGGCACCATACGCACCAGAGCTATGTACTGAAGAAATACTTCCACCGCCTGTATCGTTTTCCCGATCCCAAGATCCACCAAGTTTACGGTACACGCTCCAACTATTATTCCACCTGGTAGCGGTAAACTTTTTATTTACTTTTATTTTAAACCATCCTGTATCTGTAGCTGTAATAGGTCTAAATTCTGTATATTGCGGATGAGCTGTTGCTGTTGTGCTACTTTGTGCCCTGGTAAGTGTTACTGTGTTTGCACTTGTATTAATGTTAGATACTGTTACTCTTTCTGCTCCAATAGCTGTTGCCCCTAAAGAAGAATGTATTTCAAGTCCTAAGTAGTAATCCCCATTAGCTAAACTTGATGCGTTTGTTACAGATACTCCTGTGGTTGCATCAGCAGTGATTGCACTATTAAGCTCTGCTCCAGATAAAGGATATCCTTCTATTTTCGTTATGTTAGTAAAAGCTCTTTTCCAGTTTCCACCAACTTTTAACGCATAACCAGAATAATCACTTTGAATAGCAGATATTTGGCTTGATGTAAAATATCCATTTGCATCATAGACATATACAGTTTTATCTGTATAATACTCCATCTCCATAAATTTATCACCACTTGGAGCTGTGTCTGCTTCAGTAACAAAATTAAACTCTTGTATCTTTTTATACGTTTCCCATACACCATTATATCGATTAGCACGATATAGATTTAATCCTGTAATTCTTTTATTAAGTGTTGCAAAATTTATATCTATTGGAATAACAATTTTACTTTTTGAAATATCTACGACATCGGAACTACTTGCTCCACTACCCGCTACAGAAATAGCAACTTGTTCTTTTGACTCTTCTAATAATGTTTCTTGAGTACCATCAAATACGGCTGTTACATTATATCGAATCTCATCAGAATCTCTAATTTCATCTTCTGTTTCTGCAAATGACATTTCATCTGATACAGTAAATGGATTTGTAAGTACGTTACTATAAGCATAAAATCCAGCACTTATAGTCACACCATCATTCATTAGTTTTCTATCGATATATCCTAACCATAGGCCATTAGTAACATTAGATCCTACAGTGGCAATATTACCTGGTAAAACTCGTATACTATCTGAAAATGGAATAATTGGATTGCGTTGATTTTTATGATACTGCGTACCAATTGAATATTTTTCATTAAGATCAGTCCAGCCATAATCCACTGTGCCTGTACCCGCCCAGGTTCCAGATCCCCATCCTATATCTGTCATACGTATTAATGAAGCTCTTGGATTATTTGATGTATCTGTATATTCAACACCATACGCCTGGATATAGGCTTTTGCGTGTTCAAAAAATTGATTACCAGAAGTAGCACCAGTTACTACATCATCTATGCACGTTGGATTCCATCCTTTATATGTATCATTAGCATTATCATTCAATACTAATACTGTTTTACTTGCATCTACTCTATGAACTCTACCATGTACCATACCACTACCAAAGGATCCGCTATCATTTGTACAT